TCGGCTGTAGTCAACGACGGCATTGTGTATGAAGGCCAGGGGATTCCCGGCGCATCCATCAAACAGTTGATGGACATCGCCTACGTCACGCCGATGAAGCTGGCGCTTAAGGTATCCAACGAGGTCGCGTTCTTCAGCCGCAACAATCAAAATATTGATTGGGATGCCTACGCCCGAAACGTGGCCAGCAATGCCCGCGTAGTCCGTGAACTACTCGCCAAGCGCATCGCAAACGAACTACAACGTTCGGCGGATGCGTATGCGCCAACAGCTCACAGCGATACACTCACATCACAGGTGGATGGTGCGACCAGCACGTTCAAGACTTCATTCTTCCCTATGGTCAGGCCGCACCAAAACCGCGATCTGAAAGGGACCGCGGTCGGCACTGCCGAGAATCCGATTACGGTGACGCTCGGCGGCACGGGCCTGGCCGAATATGACGGCACCAATACGCAGGCGTCCGGAACCTATTACCGGGTGACGAACTACAACCTGGGCTATGTGCAGACCGTCTCCGAGCTGGGTGCGGCTGTAACGCCAACCGCCTCAACCGCGCTGGTCATCGCATATTCCGAAGCCACCAACGTCGCCAAGTTCGATTTGGACGTGCCTTCCGGCACGGCGCTGGAAGATCACCTGAACGGATTGCTGCGCACTGTCGGTGCGCGCAAGGCCATCCTCACCAGCGACAGATTCGTATCGCCACAGAATATGTTCATGCTGATGAGCGGCGTTCTCAACGATACGATCACAAATGCCAAGGCGTTCGTTGAAAGCCAGGCAAAAATTGCTACGCAATTATCCGCCGCCGGAGATCTATCCACGATCAAAAACGTTCCGTCCTTCGGCACCAATGCGCCCGCCATCGATCTAGGTGACGAACGCATTGTTATGGGTGAAGCGGGTCTGCTGGCCTATGCCATCGTCAAACCGTTCGCCACGGGAACGCCGTTTGAAGCAGTGGACGCCAACGGCCTGCCGACAGGCGAGAAGGTGGCCTATGGCGAGGAATACGATGCGATTCACATGCCGCTGCCTCTGCGCAACCGGCTGACATCCGCGTTGGCCTATTCATTCACAGGCCGATAAGAGCGCAATGACACATGGGGCGTGCTGACTTACACGGCAGCGCGCCCCGTTTGTCGTTTTGTTGAATACTGAACACGAGGAGTTTGAACATGAATGAAATCGCATACCACAACGATAAGGATCACGCCGTGCACATCGGCAACAAGACCATCATGCCGGGCGCAACACGCATGGTGGACGAATCCATGCTGCCGAACGCGCATGAACAGCCAAAAACAGAAACACCGGAATCCGAACCCACCCTGATTGACGGCACGGTTCCCGAAATCACAGCCGGCCTGCCCGGTCTCTCCGATGAGGAACTGGCTCAACTGGAAGCGGACGAAGAAGAAGGCAACACCCGCAAGGGCGTGATGAAGGCTATCGCCGAAGAAAAGCTGGCGCGCGCAGATGCAAATCAGACCGATGGCAATGACGGGCAGTCCGAATAATAGCGACGCCACGCGCGAACTACTGGAAGAGTTTATGGCCGAAATCCAGCAATTGCATGCCGCCATCCAGCGGCTGGAGCATAAGGTTGAAACGATGCTGCGCCGCCGCAGACCGGAAAAGAACCTGATGCCATGATGATGCTGATCCGTTCGCCATCCACGATGCAGGGCACGCCCGGCATGCTATATCTGCTCGGCATGTTCGTCTGCCGCATGATGGAATTGCCGTGGCGTGACAATGCGCCGGATATCTCGTGCATCCCGGAAGGCGAATACGACGTGCGTTATCTGGAGCGCAGTGCATCCGGGCATTTCCGCGATTGCTATCACATCATGGATGTGCCGGACCGCTCCGGCGTGCTGATTCATAAGGGCAATTGGGCCGGCGCTACGGATCACGATTACCGCACCGATTCTCACGGATGCGCGCTCACCGCCACCCGCTTCGGCATCCTGGCCGGCCAGATTGCCGGCCTCGCATCACGCGGGGCCATGACGCACCTGCATGAAATCACCGGCCGGCGTGATTTCCGGCTGAGAGTGCAAAATGCTTAATTATTACCACAAAGACACAAAGCCACGAAGAAAATCATTATGCATGAATTTATTTGTGCCTTCGTGCCTTTGTGGTGAATCGTGAGGTTTTTTTAATGGGCGCGATACTGGGTCTGGTCGGCAATGCCCTGTCCGGCGGTCTGCTCGGGCTGGTCGGCACCGGCATCCATGCTTTTCTTGCGTATAAAGACACGCAAGAAAAAAATCGCCATGAACTGGCGATGCGTAAAATGGATATCGAGGAAATATCGCAGGAAGCGGCGCTGCGGCTGAAACAGACGGAAACGGAGATTGCCGGGCAACAGGCGATCACGGAAACGAAAGCGGATGCGGATATCCGCGCCGCATCCTACAGTGCGGACAAGGCGACTTACGGCATCACCTGGGTGGATGCGCTGCGCGGCGTCATGCGTCCGTTGATCACGCTCTACACGCTCGGCCTGATGACGTGGATCGGCATGCTGCTCTACCAGGCGACCGGCGGCGAGATTCCGAACGCGGCTGATCTGTGGAGCAAGATTGTCGGCGCCATCATCCTGATGGCCACCACATGCGTCACATGGTGGTTCGGCTCGCGGCGAATCCGCACCGGAGGATCGAACTGATGGCCGATATCGAAAACAGGCTGAACAGAATCGAGTCCAAGCTTGACAAAATGGTCGAAACCATAACGACCATAGCTCGTATTGAAGAGAGAATGAGCCAAAATAAAGATGAACATGAACGTGTATGGGAAACATTGCAAAATCATACTGGACGCATTGAGACGCTGGAACGCGCGACGGACAGTAATTCATTCATCACACGCCGCCATGAGCGCGTGTACTGGCTCATCGTCACGGCTGCGATCGGCGTGATCGCATACTGGATGAGGACAGGATGACATGGCCGGCACCATGAGCCAGGCCGACCTGGTCGCGGATTTCAAGTCGGCGCTACATGATTCGGCATCCATATTCAATGCACCGTCCGATGCCGATTTCACGCGCATGCTCGATGCGGCGGCGCTGGATTTCGGGCGCGTCCGGCACAGGACGTTGATCGGCTCGGTCACGCTGGTGGCCGATCAGGCGGAATACGCCGCCCCGGCGGATATGATCTCGCCGAAATTATCCATGTGGGGTGTCGGCGAGCGCACGGCGAGCAGGCCGTGGTCATCCACATGGCCGGGCAGGCTGCCGCGCATGTCCATGGCCGGCGATCCGGGATCCGCGCTGTTGATTCTGACGCCGCCGCCGACGCAGAAGCAGATCACGCTGCTGAAGAGCACGTTCAAGTTTTATTATTTCGCAGGGCACAAGATCGACGCCAACGCCGCGAATACCACCATCCGCGCCGGAGACCGCGCCCTGCTGTTATTGCGCGCAGTGGCTGAGGCCATGCGCGAGCTGGCCAGCCGCAACGTGACCAAAGCATCCATATCCGGCGCCGGGCTGACATCATCGCCGAAAAACGGCACGCCGGCGGCGCTCTACGAGCAACTGATGCGCGAGTTTGAGGCACGGGCGGCGGCATGAGGATTTCAATCCGTGCCAGAGACGACAAGGCACAGGCCGCACTGCGTGCATTGCCGGACGACCTGAAACGCGACGTGACACTGGCCCTGGACAGCGGCGCGCGCACCATGGCGCGAGAATCAAAAATTCGGTCTCCGAAGGCGTTTACCGGTCTCGCGAACAGCATCCAATCGCGCAAGCTGGGGCCGATGCGCTTCGAGGTCATCGCAGGTAAAAATTATGCCCTCGGCGTACATGAAGGCCAGAAGCCGGGGCACAGGCCGGCGATTGAAGCAATCCAGAAATGGATCAAGGTCAAGGGGATCACGCCGCATAATCCGCTATACAACATCCGTGATCTGGCGTGGTTCATCGCATCCAGCATCGAGCGCAAGGGCACCAAAGCGCAACCGTTCATGCGCGAGGCGGCGGAGGCCAAAAAGGGAGAGATTGAAAACGTCATTGCAGCCGGCATTGAATCGGCTCTGGCGAAGGCGGCGCGGGCATGAGCCGCGAATCCATCAACGTCGCCCTGGCGCTGGCGCTGACGCAGATATCCGTTGCCAACGGTTATGCGCTGGATGTGATGTCCGTGGAACGGGAATTTCGCACCATCGACGATATCGAGGATGCACAGATGCCGATCCTGTTCGTTGAAGATGACGGCAAAGACACGATTCAATATCGCTCGGTCACGCATGATATTTCATTCCCCGTCAGTGTGATTGGATTCGTCAAGCGCGTCTCCGGCGAAAATATCAGCACCACGCTGAATAAGCTTGATACAGCGGTGATTCGCGCCATCGCCGCGGATACGACGCTGGGCGGCACAGCCGTCGAGGCGCTGCCCGCCGGATCAACATACCGCTCCGGATCCCGGGGCGTGGATTACGGCGCATTCATCCGCCCGATTGAAATCAGATATAAAAACACGCTGGACGCTGGATTATAGGAGGCTCATAAAATGAAACGAACCGTCATAGTCACAAACAAAAGCGGCGCGCACCTGCCTGCCGCCGGGCGTCTCGGCCCCGGCACGCACAGGGATATCGAACTGAACGATGAACAGCTCGCGTCCCTGAAATCCCAGGGCTGCGAGATTGTTTCAGGTAAGACAGCAAAAAATAATTTGACGCGGATGAACGCAGATGCCCACAGATAAAGACATGGTTTTACATCAGATATCTGCGTTCATCAGCGTCTAAAAAAAAGGAGATAAACCATGCCAGCATCACTCTTAACACGCGCACGATCCATCCTCGTCAAGCGCCAGGCCGCGCTCGGAACACACGAAACCCTGGTGGTGGCAGATGGCATCGGCGATTTCTCCGATGTCAGTTTCGCCAAGCCCGATCTGAAACGCATCAATACGGATAACCTGGCCGAGCGCGATTTCGGCCATACCAAAGCGAAATACGACGACGGCGCATCCGTGCTGCCGCTCACCGTATCCGTGCCGGTCTATCGTGCCGCAGCAGCAGGCAGTGTTCCCGGCAACGGTATCGGTGAGATTCTGGCCGGAGCATGCGGCCTGTCAGAAGCAATCAATGCCGGAACCAGCGTAGTCTATGGCCCGCAGACGCCATCCGATCTGGTACAGGCGCCGCGCGCCAGCCTGGAGATTGTCGAGGGCAGTGATTCCTATCCGATGACGGACGCACGCGGCAGCGCCGTGTTGGTGGCCGCGCCGGGCGCGGACCTGCTGCTGAAGGCGGACATCAAGGCCCCGTTCGTCGAGCCGACGCCCAGCGCCGTGCCCGCCGCCGT